TACACATATAAATATTAACAAGTAACTAATTGAGCGTTAGTATTACCATTTTTCCGGAACTCGGGGCTATATTTTGGAATATATTTCAGATTAAATGGTTGATCTTGTATTATTATTTGGGGTCTTATCTGCATGATAGTAGCCATAAATCGATAATACGCACTTCGCATCAGATCAATATTAGGACCGCTTTGAGTGACAATTCCACTCTTATGTACCATAAAAGTATGTCTAGGTGGTTTGTTCTTTCTACGAACACTTTTCTCTGACCCTTCTGGGATCTCGTAAGGCAAAGATATTGTTACCGAATGATCTGTAGAATTGCAATATCGAGCTGTAAAACCATTTCTTCCATTGATTGCATTAACTAATACCCATCTATCTACACTCATACCTAAACTATAACTATAGTTTATCATCGCCATATCCAGAGTTTCAATACCTAAATCCTCACTCGCTACTTGGGCGATGTTCTTTACACTATCAAGGAACTGTGAATATACATGATAATAAGCAAAGTCCGGAGCATATTTTATATAAAAGTTGACAATCCTCTCATCAATACCCTCAGGATAGCTTTCTGGATATTCCACTGGTATCTTAATACTATTAACTTTTATAATTTTGATCGGAGTCTTAGTTATTATGTTAATCGGGTTATCTGAAGAGTCTGTAAATATATAATTTATATTTCTCATATCACCATCTTCTTCAGTCTTAACAAAGAAATTATGATTAAGTATGGCGTGTTCTTTCTCACCATTAGACGTAACAATGATATAAGGTTCCTTCTTTTGATTACAAATTACACGATTATCAGTTACAAAATCCCCGATATTCCAATTATCAAATTTACATACCTTTTCTTTCAACCGATGAGTTCCATCGGATTTGATGATGGTATTTTCATCGCTGATAGTTTCTCCTTCTTCTAGTTCGATAATCTCTTGATTTTCTTCGTCTATAATGTAATTCTTTCCAATACAATTATCCTTGAGCCATTCAATGGATCTATCACGGACTTCCGGATCTGCATGAATATAATCTAGTTCACTTTGAAGATTTAATAGATGATTAATGATATGTTCGGCTGTTTCGATCGCCAATTTTTCAGAATTAGGACCACACATATGAATTTTTCCTCCGGATAATTTCGCATTAATATTTTTCTTGGAGGTACATATATCAATAGTGATAGAATTCAAAAAAGATTTTGAAGATTTTGATTTAACTATACCTCTTGTAATATTTTGAAATTTTGCAGATAAAAAGGCCCCGGGAATACCGCAGTAAGGAATTTTGTATTTTTTAGTAGGTCGTAACGGGGGTGGTAAATCCAATCGTGTTATATTTAATAACGGGAATGCATTTTCGATAATAACATTACCTGTAAGTTTAACAATAACTGTCATTGTAGTTACCTTTAAGTATTCGAAATCAACGATGGGCATTTACTTAAAGGACTTTTTCTTTTTGACCTTTGTTGTATTTACTTTTAATCAATAATTATCATCTATTTCATTCAGTGTTATCAAAACTATACGATTGAATTAAAATATGTCCCAATATTTACGTTAGTTTCAATAATTTGTAATAATATATACTAAAATATTATTTATAAAAATCACAATATTATGTTTGTAGGTACTTGTTTATTTGAACTTTTCAAAGATAGATAAAGGAAATAACTCTAAGTCGATAAGATTTAGATTGATAGAAACGATGATCGTAAAATATAATCTAGGTTCTAAAAAATCTAATTTACAATTAATATGTCTTCTAATGAATCATCTAGAGAATTTTCTAGTGATGATTATACAATGGTACATAACACATATGACAGTGTGCAGGTTGGAGAACTAGAATCTTTGATCCAAGTACTTCAACATAAAATTAACACTCGAGATCCTCAGATTAAATCTGTTAAATACCCAAACTTGCTTATGTCTTCTTTAATCGAATTAAATTATTTGGTAGGGATGGACAGATTAAAGGATTCTATTGCTCTTCAAGTGATGAGGTTAATCGATGGCGCAAAAAATGGTGAGAGAAGTGGTCGTATGTTAAATACTATTCTTTACGGACCACCGGGAGTAGGTAAAACTAAAGTAGGTATCATCCTAGCTAAGATATGGTATGCCTTGGGATATCTAAAGAAACCAAAAGCACAACCGTCTAAATCAGGCTTTCGTGGATCTGGAAACACTACTACCACTACTACATTTTCCGGGATGGATGGTGGAGGTTCTAATATGACTCCTTTGGTTACAATTGTATTGTTAATATTGTTCTATGGATTTGCTTACATTGTTTCCGGAATGTCTTATATCTATAATACTTGGGGATGGACGTGGTTGGCATTTATTATTGCATTAACCATTGTTATTGTATTGTTTTTATATTGGAACCAGACAAGTTATAATTACATAACTAAAATAGTTACTAATACTGAAGACTACAAAGAAGTCAAGGTTGATGATAAAAAGATCGATCAGATTAATGATAGAGATCTTATCAAGGTGGTTAGCAGGCAAGACTTTGTAGCTGAATATTTGGGACAGACAGCTCCTAAAACTAAAGCATTATTATATGCCAATTTGGGAAAGGTTCTCTTTATTGATGAGGCCTATTCGCTGTACAACGGCGAACGTGATCAGTTTGGGATGGAGGCATTGACTACTTTGAATCTGTTTATGAGTGAGAATCCAAATGGAATTGCGGTTATTTTTGCTGGTTACAAGGATTTAATGAAATATGGAGTGTTCCGAGTTCAACCTGGACTACCGAGAAGATGTATGTGGCATTTTGAGTGTGTAGGATATGATGGAGAGCAGCTCTCCGATATCTTCTACCGGCAAGTATATAACGATGGTTGGGCCATTCGTAAATGTGATTACCCGGATATAAGAAAATTAATTTGTGATAATAGTGATATGTTTAAATCCTTTGGTGGTGACACAGAAAGGTTACTCTTTTACTCCCAACTGGAGGCTAGTAGGACCAATATGATGAGTGGAAGTTTTTCAGGATCGTGTAGTTCAAAATCCTACACGTCCGATTTCACTACATATAGCATTTCAAATAGCTCCAGATCCGATAATAACCAAAATAGTGATACTAGTTGTGAGTATGAAGGTAAAATTTTAACATATAAACATGTCCAACATGGGTTAAGGAGATTAGAAGAAAATAATATTAATGAAAGATGATAATTCGAATTATTTGATTTTCCGATCAAATAATTATTTAATAATTAAATCATGAAATACGAATATGTAATGTATTTGATAGTTAGAACTGATTTAAAGATGGGAAAAGGGAAAATAGGAGCTCAATGTGGTCATGCAGTCCAATATCTAACCATTAAAAACCTTCACAAACCTTTTTTCAAACAGTACCTGAATGGATCCCATCCCAAAATAGTATTGAAAGTACCGTCCCTTGAAGAGATGAATACCATAAGCAATTATTGTTATCGTAATAGAATACCTTATTATGAAGTTATTGATAGCGGTAAAACACAAATACCACCCAAGACTAAGACTGTCTTGGGTGTTGCTCCACTCAGAAGATCGGAAGTACCGGATATTATTAAAAATCTAAAGTTGCTATAGACGAGTTATAAACCGTAGTTGTTAGTGTCATTTTTATCAATAATATAAACCATAATACAACATAGATAATTTTGATTGTTTCATCGAAGTCATAGTTAGACGATATATGTTTAGGATCTATCTCGATCCATTTAATGGTTCTATCATTGTTATCAGGTTTAATTCGTGTTAACAGACCGTAATATATCCCATATTCTATTTTAATATGACCATCTATTTTATTAGTGCGTAAAAAGAACTCGGCATCATATATCTCACCTTCTATTATGTCTTCTCTGTTCTTATAAATTACCCAATATTGATTCATATTTATAAATTACTACCAATGCTTTATTTCATTATATAATAACATATTATTGTAAATTAATGTTAGGTGGAATATGTATCTTTTAAGATCCTTGTTTACAAAAACGAAAGAAAGATAGAAGAGAAGAAAAAAAATAAGAAATGAAAAATTCCTCAATTCGTAAAATGTGGAAAATATCCGACGCACTCTTGGCCTTCGCTGTTATCACTCTCGTCGCAGGTGTTGTACTTATGTTATGCTACATTCTCTTGGATAGAGATGAATGCAATGAAGAGAGCTCTCACAACCTAAACAGGTCCAGCCTCTTGCTCTTAGCAACTGTTGCTATTGGTGTCTTTGTCTTGATCTTCCAACGCCGCGAGGCCGCAGAATTCGTCAAGTCTATGCTCTAAGCAAGTATATTTAATACGTAAATATAAGATAATAAATAATATTATTATCTTATTGTTAATTGTTAAGAAAGCCTTATAATTCGACTAGTGTATTGATTAATTCAGGTCTCGAAACACATAACTGAGGAACTTGTGCATATTTATTCTTTCTTAATTCCGATCTGAGTTGATGAATTAACATTCTCCAGCTAACCGTCCCGTTAATTCTCTTAATAACTGTTTGTAGAGCATTTGACATGGCACCGTAGGCAGTGGTTCCCCTATGTACATCCATAGATACCTGATTATCTCTACATCCAGTTATACATATTACATCACCCTCAATTCTATTTTGATTAACTTTAACTATTTGATCTGTGTTATCTAACTGATATGGTAAGTCAATTACCGTACCGGAGTGACAAGCATCAATAACTAATACCATAGTAACACCAGGTTTTACCTTTTTGATTCTCTCGTTTATTTCATCATCTGTAATTATAGTACCACCGACGCTATATAAAGCTTCGTCCATACCATCGGACTCATCATTATTTTTATCTCTCGTCTGAACACCATGACCGGAATACTGGAAATAAATTCTTTTATTATTTCCTGAGATTAACTCCTCCAATATCTGGAGTATATTTCTTTGGGGGGTGATGTCCTTATCAGTTAGGACTGAAATATTTTTATATCCATATTTAGTTCTTAATGTTTCTCTCATTCGTTTTGCATCGTTAATACATCCTTTTAATGCTGCTCGCGTACCAGTATAGTTAAGTCCGATTAGTACAGCGGCTTTATTCCTGGTGTTATCTTTGTTGCTCACTTTGTAAATGTTTTGTTTTCTGAGAGGTTTCTTTCTTGTAAGTTTATTTTTGAGTTTTAGGGATCTCTGTTGTTGTCTTTGAAGTTTGTAGCGTTTGTATCGGTCTATCCAATTTTCCTTCATCTGTTTTATAATCCGATATAAAATAATATCGAATTAGAATATAATATCTGAAAAAGTTAATTTCGATTAGAAATTAAACAATAATATAGCATCAACTTTTTTGTTATATTATGGGATATTTGTGTTTCTGACTACTTACCTTACGGAGTTTTTTCTGATTCTAGTAGATAGTTGTGATTTCGTATGTTGAAGTTTTTCATGGCTTTCTTATCTTCAGGTATTACTGAATCAGTTGCAACCACGAAGAAACTCTTGTCTTTGGTTTCTATCTTGATCTCATCAGGGCGCGTTCGGAGGATCTTTCGGATATCATCTAGAGTTTCAATATCCGAATTGTTAAGTTTTGTGATAAGATGTCCTTGTTTTAATACCTGAGTTCTTGAAGCCGTGGTGTCTGGAAATACCTGACAAACGACTACTCGTTTCTTGTATCTGTTCTCACCATTTCTAGTATAGAAAGTCAGGTTATCGAATGTGTCAACGTGAGACATATTCAAATTTGCACAGCAGAGACCAGCAAAGATCTCATAATCAATGGGATCTATTCTCGGATAAAATCGTGGTACTCGATCCGATTGTTTGTAACTGTGTTTTGACTGAACCATATACCACTCACCATTTCTACAAATTTCTAGATTGAGATCTGTACCTATCGGAACCATATCCATAATCTCAGAGAAGCTCATCTTTCGTTCAATAAGTTTCTGAAATCCTTTCTCGTTCTTAGTCCCAACAGTAGCATCCCCAAAACGGTCAAAGTAACACAAAATGTTAATAGATGAGGCATTACATATTACATCAGGATCATGATTATTAACAGAGAAAGCATCCTTAGACGCCCAAAAGGTATCCTGATAGTCCAACCTCTTAATTATATCCCCATTTTCTAAACTATCCACACAGGAGTCTGGATATACATTTCTAACATAAATACCGTATGTTCTTTCATCTCCCGTCTTCATCTTCATCAGTTCTCTGTTAGTTTTCGTCCACTCCAACGATAATGTAGGCATTTTAACAACTGTAGATTTTATTAGATCACAATATATACTCAAAAATGTTCGAGCAGGGATAGCGTATCCTACGTTTTGTGCAAATAAATATCCGGCAGCGTTGATGCCAACTACTTCTCCTTTCTTGTTTAAGAGCGGACCTCCCGAATTCCCCCGATTGATCGCAGCGGTAATTTGGATATATGTAGGTGATCTCTTTTTAGCATCCTCCATGTCCCCAAAATCATTACCATTCTTTGATTCAAACCCGGAAACAATTCCGGTAGTATATTTTATATTTTCTTGTCCTAATGGATATCCAATAGTCATTACCTCATCGGTTTCCTTAAGCTCCATATTATCTCCAAATATCATATTAAGAGAGCCGACCTGTTCTTTTTTCATTCCCCGAGTAATCAACTTAATATCATCATGATGAATCTTACACAAAGCTAAATCCTTCTCTTTACAGATTCCTATTAGTTCGAGTGATAAATCTCGCTTTCCTAACTTGGGAATCCTACCTGTTATCGATATAGCATTAGATACCACGTGAGCATTAGTTCCAACATATCCCCGATCAATGTCTATAATAAAAGCCGAACCGGATACACGCTTATCAACCGGATTAGCATATGGGCGAGATGGATTATACTTGGCACGAGTAACTTTTAGTTGTAAAACACTATTTTTCCAGCGATCACCATGTTCTGCCCAATCCATAATTAATTTTTCATTACTTAAACTTTCTCTAAGGTAATTAAGTTTTGTTTAGTCAAACCTAATTATTGAAAACAACACCAATTAGTTTTGTAATTGTTATCCGTCTCATCGTAATACATAATATTTCGTTTTTTATTATCCTTCTTGAGTATACCAAAAGGTATTTCTTTTTTATTTATATAATCATAGACAATATCCCGGTGTAAATACTCGGTCTCGAGGAAGAACATTCGGGAAATCATGCTCGCGGAGTTATATTGTTTTGATGAAAGAATATAATAGTTACAACCCCACTTATCAGCTTTTGTTTTGATCTCATCTTCTCTGATTACATGATTTTTCTTATCGGATTTAGAACCAACTAACACGATTCTAGGAATACTCCCGTATTTTCTATTCTCCAGTTCGAGATCATTTCTCCAACTATCTATATCGTTCCAGGTTTCTCGGTTGGTAATATCAAAAATGATAAATGTAATATAAACATCTCTAAGATAACTCTTGACAATAGATTTAAACTTTTCCTGTCCAGCTGTATCCCAAATCTGTAATTTGATAGACTGATTTTTCGAATTATCTAATTCGATTGTCTTGGTGAAGAAATCAATACCGATAGTACTTTCAATAGTTGGATCAAATCGTCCCGTGGCAAACATATGCCCCAGTGTACTCTTACCTACTCCATGATGTCCTAATAATGTACATTTAATCACATATGGATTCGAGAAGGCTTCACTCTTACGATAGTCAGCGAGTTCCATATCTTTATTGAATTGAAAAATATCTAAAATGAAATCAAAACACTACGTGTCTATGTTTTAAATCCAATACAAACGGTAGTTCATATGTAAAAGTTGGTAAAAAATACAATATTTAAATATTGTATTTTTGATTAATAGCTTATTATTCTATAGATACGTTTCTAAAACCTACTTCCGTAGGAACAGCTGAATTGGTTCCCGTAACTATGTTGGCAGGATCAACACCCGAATAATTCACATTGTTCCCGATAGCCACGTTGGCCGCAACCAAAGCATCAGATAATATTTCGAAACCAGTAGACGTGTTATTGTCTGCTTCGTTTCTCTTGACAACGACTCTAGTATTTCCTTCACCTACTCTTACACCCACTCCTGAGTTATTTGTTACGGTATTATCCTGTATTATTATAGAGTCCGAAGCCCCATCTAGTAAATATATTCCTCCTTTGGCGGGAAGATCCTCATCAGTTCCACATCCGTTTACAACCGAATCTTTGATAATCACATTTTTAGGAGCGGCGACAAACGGACCCACTACTATACCAGCCGATGCGGGAACAGCAGTTTGGATTGATGTGCTTCCAAAATTATTATTTACCTTGCAATTGTCGATTATTATATTTTTATTGTCACCTATAATAGATATTCCGTGAGAACTGTAAAGTTCGTTTATATCTAACTTACTAAAATTAGGAAATTCATTCCCATTGCTAACGCATCTACACAAAGTCACATCTTTGTTGGTGAGGTTAGGAATAATAGCTTCATCTGCTGCTATAAAATATCCTCCTGTTCCTCGGGGAGTAAACGCAGCCCCAAGGCCTCCCCCGAGTATACTAGATGACACACAATCTTTTACAACAAATTTATGACAACCTAAGAAAGCAAATCCAAACGCGAACCCATCCTTTGATACTATGCTTTGGACTACTACGTTCTCTACCAAACCCACTTGATCCAAAACATAAGGATATTCTTGGTCAAAAGCACCTCCATAGCTGTTAGGTAGAGAACCACTAAAGTGTAGTCCCTCTGAAGGTCCTAACGCGAAATTATTTAGTATTTCACAGTTTTTCCAAACACTATCGGCTGCTCCATCATGATCAACAAAAATAGCTCGGGTATCACAATAATTATTATTAAAAGTTGAATTTAACACAGTAACAGATCTACATTCATTGTTGGCGTAAACTTCGCCAAGATTGTATCCAACAGATTCTCCGTCATCCTTAAGAGGATATGTAGTATCAGCTATAAGAAGTTCATTGAAGTCGAAATGGCATTTATCAAACGTTATTCCAACACATAAATCGGTCGCGGGGACTCCGGGAACATCGGTCGGTATTACCCATATGGTCCCTACAAACGCACCCTTGAAAGTATTTTCGTTAAAGCTACTGTTAGTAACAGTACCATTATTAGTATATATCAATTGCATACCAATGTGAGATCTGAGACTTTCAACATTATCGATGGTAATATTTGTTACCAGATTTTCGGAGCTAGTCCCTTTCATATACACAAATTCTGTATCCCCTTCTCCGACAGCTATCCCTGCTTTGAGTGTTGCACATTGCATATCTCTCCAGTTCTCAGGTAAAAAGCTGTTATTCAGATAACATTTTTCAGTACGAGTAACAATTATATTTTCTAGGATGATCTGATCTGTGTCACCCAATACTCGAATTCCGACTAATGATGCATCAACTAATTTAGCAAGACCTTTCTTTCCGGTGACTTTAACACAACGGCTACCTCTGCATACAGCCACCAAATAACAGTTTTCAGCTGTATTAGTTTGTTTCAAAGTGAAGTTTTTGAAATCCAGAGTTATACCTTCTCCCTTAATAGCTATAGCTGTGCTACCTTTGTGACAAGGATTAAATTTAAGATTTTGGGTTACAACATATGTACCAGGCTCTATAAGAGTGATTCCATCTCGGTACTTGCAAAACAAAGCTTGATCTATACAACGGTATTTTTTGTATTTACGATTTCCCACCAATTCATGTGAGTACTCAGATGGACACATTATAGCGTCGCAATCAGTCAATTCTGGGTATGATTTAGGTGCAGCTATTGCTCTATTCTGGGTACTATTCTTTTTATTCCAACCTGTTTTGATTGCTTTGATATCCCAATATATTTATATGTTAGGTTAAAATACAATTCGTCATTTATATGAAATAAAATTGATTTATCAATTATTAGACTTTGTACAGAATAAATACTATATATTTATTTTTACCAATGGTTGATAACAACAACAAAAATTTTAAACCTATACCGGTTAAAGTTAGACCTCATCAGGTTCCCCATTTTAAAAGAATCCTTGAGATTTTATCACACGAATATGGATATCTAGATGTTTCGACTTTTGGAGCCGGCAAGACACATGTAACATGTGCTGTTGCAACCACCTTCAAGTTAAACATGATAGTGATTTGTCCCAAGAGTACTATCACCAACTGGAAGAAGTGGGCTAAGATCTACGGAATCCATGTGATCGCGATTATGACATATCAAAGTCTAAGAGGACAAGAATGTTATGATCTGAATCATAATCTTCTTAAAAGGGTTAACGGAGAGTATCAAGCCACAGAACTATTTGAACAGTGTGTAAAATCAAATTTACTGTTGGTTTTTGACGAATACCATAACTTGAAAAACGAAAACACGCAGCTTGCATCTGCTCATGCGATGGTTAAGAGTTTGGTGAGATTGGTGAGGATGGGATACAAGGCAAGGATTGCTCTTTTGTCTGGTACTCCTTGTGTTGAAAAAGAGAGTGTAACCTCTACTTTCAAGATGTTAGGAATCATCCAGTCTGAAAAACTATACAACTATAATCGAAGTTCTAAGAAATACGAACTAATTGGAATTCAGGAAGCTATCTCAAAATGTAACCAGTATGACCCGGACGAAACCTTTGCCATCACATGTCGTACTGTTAATAAGACTACCGCAAAAACAATTTGTTATGATTTGTATACAAGAGTGTTGAAACAGTTTGTAGTTTCGAGCATGCCTCCTCCTCCTATCGGTACTGAGAAAGATGCCAAGAACTTCTATGTACTCATGCCTCAACATGATGTGGATAGACTTAAGAAAGGATTACTTTTGTTTAAGAGTGCTACTAACTATCGTCATGAAGTTCAGGAAGTTGATCTGAGTGGAGTCAATTGGGGAGATGTTACAACATCTCGAAGAGAGATCGATTCCGCAAAGATCGCTACGGTCTGTCGAATTGCAAGAAACGATTTGGAGTCTAATCCCCATTGTAAGATTTTGATCTATTGTAACTACAAACGAGACATGAAGCTTGCAGCTCGGTTAATGGAACGGTATAGTCCCCTGGTGATGGATGGATCAACAAGCGAAAAACAGAGGTCGGAAATTACTGGAGCTTTTCAGGCAGACAATGACGATTTTCGTGTAATCATCAGTAATCCTAAGGTTGGTGGTATTGGAATTGATCTGGATGATAAGTTTGGTGGTCGAGAGAGAATCATGTATGTTCTTCCATCTTATTTCTTCACAGACCAATTCCAGGCAACTGGTCGTATTCATCGTGAAGGTACACGATCGAAAGCTACAATTCGATTTGTGTATAGTCGCGCATTTCCCTATGAAACCGGTATTCTTAATTCGATGGCTAACAAGTCTTTGGTTTTGAGAAACATGGTAACGGCAGATCAAAATGGTATTATGTTTCCAGGTGAATACAATGAGGTTCTGGAACTGACGCCAGAAGAAATAGCTACAGGTGTTCAAAAGAACATGACCCAGGAAATGGAAGAGACTACCGAGCCATCACCCGAAGAGATTAGACCTTATGCCAGAACAATTAGATTGGTTAGAGAGTTGCAGGATAATTTCGAAAGATCGGAATTACATGAGGACAAATTTCATGCTTATTCATTGTTTTTAGAGATGATTGACAACGGTAATTCTGAGGAAGAGGCCGTCCGGGCAGCAGTGGCTTTGATGGACGAGAATGTAAATAAAAGATTGAATCAAGCTATGAAAACAATAGCATTTAACACACAATTAGATTATAAAATAGAAGCCGAGATGATTAATTTTGTTGAAGGTTTCCATTTGTAATAATTTATTATGAATTATCAAATAATTCATAATAAAAATCTGAGTATAGGAGATCGTTAAAATTATCAAAACTGAGGATTAAATAGTATAATATTAGTTTTGGTAACACATTATTATGGCCCAGATTGTACTTCAAGAAAACAGTGATGGGTCGGAATATTTAACCAAGAAAAAACAAGTTTTAGCTGAGATATGCGGGAAAGTAACGTATGTAAATAATAAAAATAGGAAATTATTCACCATTCATGCTCAGAAGATGGATAAGACGTTTCGTTGTGTTTTAAATTATCCAAACCCTTTCTGTCCTATCAGAGAGGGTGATGCTATTTTTGGAATTGCTGAGTATGTATTAGATAAGAGATATGGAGATACTCTTAATTTAATTCAACCACCCTTTGTACTATTAGGGGAAGATAAAAATACCATTATCAAAAGTTTTGTAACGGCTCTCAGAGGAACCGGGTTTGGAACAATGAAGGCTCATTCGCTGTTAGATACATTAGTGCTTAAAACTGGTTCACTATCTAATGCCATATCAACCCTAGATAGAATGTCAAGTTTTTACAACTACAAAAACGATTCCGACACCGGGATCATCCAACCGTATACCACTGTATTAAAGGAAAAACAGATGCTCCAACTATTGGGGTGGTGGTACAAACAGAGAAATCTTAGAAGATTGTACTTGTTTGGAATTAATAATAGGGAAATCAGAGATTCCAAGATGTCCCCGGAGAAAATGTATATGATGTGTCTGGAAAATCCATATAAAATTTTCTCTTTATCGATCGATAAATGCGATAGCATTGTTAAAAGGCTAGGGAAAGAGATAGATACTTCAGTTCGGGTATGTGGAGTAATTTCCAGAAAGATTAATGAATGTATGATGTCAAGAGGTTGGTCAGGGGTTCCTACTAATATATTGTTAAAAATGTATCCTGAATCATCTCAATATATTGACCAACTAAGAGATACCTTTGGGATCAAAACAGAGTTACACACGGCTTATCTTCCTTATGCTTATGAGGTTGAAGTAGGTATTTGCGATCTGGTAAAGAATCTTTTGGATGGTCCAACTCTTCCCCACGCTATGCACCCATCTGAAATTACCTATACCCGGGACGATCTGAGTACGGATCAAAAGATGGTTATTAGGAGAGCTTTGAATGATAATATTTGTATTATTCGGGGGCGAGCCGGCAGCGGAAAAACTTCAATTATCAAGGAGCTGATTCATAACCTGGATGAGAAAGGTATCAAGTATCGTGTAGTTTCATTTACAGGAAAGGCAGTTGCTCGAATTAGAGAGGTAACTGAGAAGAAAGAACCTATGACCATGCATATGACGATTACTATGTCATCCAACAAAAAGACCTCTGAGTTCAGCCATGTCATTATTGATGAAGCTTCAATGGTTACATCAGAGTTACTATATAAGTTTGTTTCCAAGTTTGGGTCGGATTTTAGATTGACATTGGTGGGTGATCCTAATCAGCTCACCCCGATTGGATGGGGAACCATGTTTGATCAGATGATTAAATCAAGTATAATACCCACTTACACATTAAATAGATGTCATAGAGTAAACGGACTAGATAATGGAATACTCCTTAATGCTAATTCTATTGTAGAATGTAGTGAACCGGATTACAACGGACCACCTTTTCAGTTTGAGGAGACAGATAATTTCAAGATTTTAGATGGAGATATTTCCACTATTCGTGATCTAATAAAAATTCTTCAAGATTGTGGAACCCCGAGTAATAAGATTACAATAATTTGTCCTTATAATAAATATCTCCAACAAATCAATCAAATTTGTCAGGAAATATACAATGACCAAAATCGTTGTATTCATGATGATCAAGGAAGATCTTGGCGAATCAATGATCGAGTGATGATGACTGAGAATAATTACAAGATCAATGTAATGAATGGAGATGAGGGCAATATCACTGATCTAACCTCGACTCAAGTTCAAGTTACATTTAAAGATGGTACTTCTCATGTTTTCGAACTCAGCTCTGATGGACCCAAAGACATGGATCGTCCTAACGGGGAAGAAGGTAAATGTAGAGTACTAGATACCTCTTGTCTGGTCCATTCGTTTGGGGTGAGTGTTCATCGATATCAGGGTTCGGAATGTGATTATGTTATTTTTTACGTTCCCAAATCAGCACCCTCTAAATTTTTAAACCGGAATCTGTTATACACTGGAATTACCCGGGCTAAGAAACTTATTTGGATGGTAGGAGACTACGATACTATGGTGAGAGCAGCTACGACACCCCCGGCTTATCGATGTGATAATCTAGCACAGAGACTGGCACAGATGAACACAATCTCAATGTAATAAAGTGTCATCTATAAAAAAGTTAAAGGTACTTATATTCAAACGCATTTATTTAAAAATATGTCATATTTTTAAATAATATATTATTGTTAAATTATTGATTATATTTTGCATTTTGGGATATTTGATCTGATTTTTTGAAAAATTATAATATTATTGTTCTAAAACAGCACCCTCAAGGGGATATTACTAATTTTATTTAAAAAAATATCTGCAGTAGACAGTAAATTATATGATTATTTGAATTTTTATAATTCAACTATTCAATTGAAGAATACAGATTTATATATACCCTTTAATTAAATTAAATTAAATAAATTAAATTAAATTAAATAAATTAATAAAGCATATTAAAATGACCGATATAGTCGTTCAAATAGGGGGAAGGGTCCAAGGGGCCCCACCTGATGTATTAAATATACCACTTACATATCTATTGGGTATTAAACGAGCAGGATCATCGAATGGTCTAACTATTAAAGGAATTGCAGAGTTAAATAATTGCATTGCTGGTTTTTATGATTTGGTATTAAATCAACCTGTAAATTCTAGAGTTGAATATTCTCGATACTGGTCTGATAGAATCATATCTCAACTATCTTTAGTTCTGGATTCAGGTAATTTCAATATTAACCCAAGTGTTAATGGATTCTTAATTAGTATAACACCTAATTTTAGATATAGACAAAATGTTAAAGGATTTATTAAAACCGTTCCTTCTACTTTTCTTCCTAAATATGTAGAAGCGGAATCTAGTGGATATGTACAGTTTACACCAGAATTTAATATTCCAACTAATTTTGATAATTCCAATTTTATCAGAGCTGAAGATGATAATTTTACAAATCATATTGATGAATTTATAAATTCACCACAATTTAATCTGGCTTTACATGTTAGACCTAAAAAACACAGAAAATGTCATAAATGTCATAACAGACATTGTGAATCTCGGGAATCTACTAAAAATTTTACCAATACATCAGCACTCAAAGCATTAGTAATTTTCTTATATCAAACTTGTTTATCTATTCAAACTGAAAAAATTACCGTTGAAACTGGGCTTGAAATGATAAATGAGAAACTATCAATGTTTGAAAAATATAAAGCTAAAGGTGCATCAACTTATTCTTTTTCAGTTTTTGATAATGGATTTTTAGAATTAATTTTATGTATAAGATATCATTTGCAAAATACTGATTGTATTGTTGGGTTTACTATGCAGGGAATCAATGATATATTTAACAATAGAGATGGTGCCGAATATAATCAGATTATTATGAATGCTAGCTCTGCTCCAATAGACGAAGATATGTCTGACGTTATATATCCATCTAATACTGGATTATTTGTATATCAATGAATTTTAAAATTATTTTGATTTATCGATGAATGAGTCATCCTCTAAATAATCTTCCCAGTTTTCTGGGGCATCTTTTGTATTTAAATCCATTTTGTGTTTTCCATATTACTAATAGTAATATGGTTAATAAATCAAATATCTATTAAATGAAAGAAATAATGTCTTCGAGGCATCATTTTAAGTTCAATCAGTCTAAGAAACGCCGATCCAAACATTACCATTTTTGCAGAGGACCGGAAGGACCAATGGGTCCTATAGGACCTACTGGCCCTTCTCAGCCATACTCATTTGTACCATTTATAATTAACCGTCAAAACAAAATTGTAGATTCTATAGATATTAGATGTTACGGAAGAATGCTCTGTAAGAAAATTTGTTAAGAAGGCTGTTAGACATTTTAATAATCGAATTGATATATTGATAAATTGCCCAAAATCTTTATGGCATGGACCTATCGCAGATGCCAATGGAAAAGAATTTTTGAATGGTCTCGAACAAGATTTAGTTGGATATCATAGAGTCACCCATTATGTGTTACCCTATATGAGACATTCAAATGATACACGTGTCGTTTCAATTGGTTCAATTGTAGGTTATTTTCCAGCAGTTGGTGTTTACGGTGTTTCCAAAAGAGGTCTTCAGGCTTGGAACGATATCATGCAAACAGAAGAAATGATTAAAAGAGCTACTACTTCTGGGTTACTTGGTCCCACATTTGTATTAATTGAGCCTTATTTTATTTCTACTGTAATCGGATTATACGAATTCTTTAAACCCGGGTCTTTGGCTGATAATGATAATAGGATTCTTTTATCTAAAGCTTTTCAAGCTGTCCAATTGCCTGGTAGTCCTTTTAGTATTCCCACAAGCGAATTGGCAGAGGAAGTTTTTAATATTTTAGTTGCTCCTCAGCCAGGAGTTAGATATTTAATAGCTGCTCCAGACGCAATAGCTCCAACTCCAGACGGAACCACACCTTTAACTGATTTTCTTAAATATGTAAACACTATTTCAGCTACAGACGTTATTAACAAGGTAGCTGTTCGTCTTGCGGTTCCTCCTCCACAACCAGTAGTTGATGGACAACAGACTGCTCTCGTTTTCTCTTACTGCAACCAATAAAATTGGGAATATAAATCGAAAATATATAATACCATATGTTTTTACATATAATATTCATCATATTATATTATAAAAAAATAAAAAAAATAAAAAATAAATAAAAAAATGGGAGGAACATCCAAAAAATCGAGAAATCATTGCAAGTCCAATAAACATCACAAACATCACAAACAATGTGATAAAAACAGTCTTTTCTGTGATCATAAATCATTGTCAGAAAAGCTACTTCATACAAGAGTCACACAACCTTTAAAGGTGAGTAGGGATGCATTTGGAAAAATAATCATCGAAGGCGGAACTTTTGAAAAAATGTTTGAAGCTGCAGG